CGTACAGCTACTGGTCGTTTGTCTGGTGCTGACCCCAATATGCAGAACATGCCCCGTGGCGGCACGTTTCCTGTAAAGAAAGTATTTGTGTCACGATTTAAGGGTGGTAAGGTAATGGAAGCTGACTTCGCACAGTTGGAGTTCAGAGCCGCCGCATATTTATCACAAGATGGAGTTGCAATTGAAGAAGTTTCTACTGGATTTGATGTACACTCATACACCGCTAAAGTTATTACCGATGCTGGTCAGCCTACGAGCAGACAGGATGCGAAAGCTCATACATTCGCGCCGTTATATGGAGCAACAGGCTTTGGCAGAACAAAAGCGGAAGCAGAGTACTACGAACACTTTACGCAAAAGTATAAAGGAGTTGCCGATTGGCATTCCCGACTGGCTAAAGAAGCTTTAGAAACACAGAAGATAACCACACCCAGTGGGCGAGAGTTCTCGTTTCCTGACGTAGTACGCAAGTCTACCGGGCGTGTAAGTCACTTTACACAGATTAAAAACTATCCTGTGCAGTCATTTGCTACAGCAGATATTGTACCAATAGCATTGCTACACATCGACACACTGCTCAAGGATAAAAAATCTTGTATAGTAAACACAGTACACGATAGCATAGTCATTGACGTTCATCCTGACGAAGAACAGCAGGTAATCAATGTGATAGGCGAAACTAATAATGTACTACCACAACTAATAGCGACACGTTGGGGTATAAACTTTAATGTGCCGTTGCTTTTAGAAGCAAAAATAGGTCCGAATTGGCTTGACACAAAAGACGTGGCATGATATAACTATGCCTCATTCACTTAGAAAGGAGATAATATATGACAACAGAAATCACAACTATTGACCCAAATAATTATGCTTTAATGGCGAAAGCAATGGGTATTGCAAACGAAGGTAAAGGTAAGAGTAAAAGCAGTTCTCTTGCTCGTTTGCGGATTAACCATTCGCCAGTCATGGGTACTGCAGAAGTTAATGGAAAGAGTGTCAACGTAGAAGTAATTGAAGGCGGCACATACAAGCTGGAGATTCCAGATGGTCCAACATACTACGCTACATCTGTAAAGGTACGTCCATACGTACAGCGTTACATGTACAAGCGTTTTGTTATGGGTGGTGCAAACTCACCTAATCGCTACATTAAGACTATCATGCATGATGACTTGAATGTTGATCTCAAGGATAATGATGGTGGTTTTAACTGTGGTAAGCCTGCTGGCTACATTCAGGACTTCAAGGCACTGCCAGAGAAGACGCAGGACTTAATCAAGCAGATTAAGCGTGTGCGTGTTGTTCTTGGTACTGTTGAGATGACTAATCCGATGAATGAAAAAGGTGAGTCAGTTGAACTTGGTGCAACACCATTCATCTGGGAGATTGATAATCGTGATGCGTTTAAAGTTGTAGGTGACATCTTCGTAAGCCTTGCAAAGATGAGCCGCCTTCCTGTGATGCATAATTTTGTTGCAAACACTGCAGAACGTAAGATGCCTAACGGTAACAGCTTCTTTGTTCCTGTAGTGTCACTAAACATTCACGATGTCATTGATGTCACACCTGATGACAACAACATGTTCACCGACTTCTTAGCATGGGTTGATAACTACAACTCATACATATCAAATGCATGGGCTGAGAATGCAAATGCAAAGATGGAAGATGGTGATGCAGAAGTGTTGGATGACTTAGTTGACATTGAAATTGACGAAGAGGAAGTAGCATAATGAATCATCCGGCTGAACTGGCAGTGCATCAGTACCTACAGGATGCAGTGAATGGCAAGTCTGTTATGTCAGATGACACAATCAAACAGGTTGCTAATGATGTTGTAGATGCTATGCAACGTCAGTTTGGCAGTGGTAAGAGTAGAGGCGATTTTACATTACGTATGTCTAATGTAGGTCGCCCTACTTGCCAACTCTGGTATGACAAGAACAAGCCAGAGGTAGCGTTACCATTGCCTACTACATTCGTAATGAACATGATGATAGGCGACATTGTTGAAGCTGTGTTTAAAGGTTTACTAACAGAAGCAGGAGTAAAGTATGAAGATACTAATAAAGTTACTCTGGATATTGACGGTGATTCAATTAACGGTTCTTATGATCTGGTTATTAATGATGCAGTGGATGACATAAAATCTGCATCAGACTGGTCGTATCGACACAAGTTTGATTCCTATGAATCTCTTTCAGGTGGTGACGGATTTGGTTATGTCAGTCAGCTTGCTGGTTACGCCAAAGCACTTGGCAAAAAAGCTGGTGGTTGGTGGGTAATCAACAAGGCAAACGGCAAGTTTAAATACTTGGCGGCATCTGGACTTGATGTAGATAAACAAGTTGCACGAATAAAACAAACGGTAGATAAAGTAAAGGAGAACAAGTTTGAAAGATGTTTTGAACCAGTGCCTGAGACTTTTCGTGGCAAGCCCACAGGTAATAAAGTCCTTAATGACGGATGTAAATTTTGCAGCTATCGCTTTGATTGCTGGGATAGTCTTACTGAGTTACCTGCTGTAAAGTCACAGGCAAAGAACCCGCCCACCGTGGCATACGTAGAGTTAGCAAAGGAGTATATGAATGGATGATGAACTCAATGAACTTGCAGAACAGATTAAAGATGCAGAGCGACATCTTAATGAACTTCGCAAAGAATACCGTGAACGTAAGACCGCTGGACTTCGTGCAGCTATTGATGCACGTAATGAAGCAGATAAAGTCTTACGTGAAGAACTACGTGCGTTAGGTTATCGCAACCCTTTTGTTTCATGGCGTGACGTTGGCTAACGCAAAACAATTTAGGGCAGCACGAAAGTATGGGTATCGTAGCGGTCTTGAACTCAAGGTATCTGACTACCTCAAAGATTTGAAGATTGATTTCTTGTATGAGGCAGTCAAGATAGAATGGGAAGACTTAGCATACAGAACATACACACCAGACTTCGTGCTGTCCAATGGCATCATTATAGAAACCAAAGGACAGTTCACCGCAGCAGATAGACGCAAGCATCTGGCTATTAAAAAGCAGCATCCCAAGTTGGATATTCGTTTTGTGTTTGAAAGTAGCAGACGCAAACTTCGTAAGGGTGCTAAGTCTACATACGGTGAGTGGTGTATTAAATATGGCTTTAGATACTATGACAGGATTATTCCTGAAGAATGGTTGAAGGAGAAGGGCAAGAACAGGCATCCAAAGTTTATTAAGTTTGGCGGCACAAAGGTGAAAAGGAGATAGCATATGGACATAATGGATAAACTATCTAAAGAAATACATAACGAAGACTTCATTATACGTGTCAGACCATTCGCTAGTGATGATGGTAAGTGGTCTGGCGAAGTAGACATATCAATCATGGCTATGCCAGATAATCCTATGGATGATGAGGACTACTATCAAGTCATGCATTTTGCCAAGATGATGTGCGCTGCAGTGCCTGTCATGGAAGAAGTAGAAGAGTTACGCAATATTGTACACGAATACGTAACGAAAGTTATTGACAACGAGATGGATATTAATGTAGATTTAGAAGATGCAGGTAAAGAAGCATACTCTGGTCACACTGTTGACGGTAATGTAATACACCTGCACTTTAACACGAATACAAAGGGGTCAGCATGAGCAGGCATGAAGACTACATGAAAGCAATGATGATACAAGAGGAGTTACGTATGGCACAAGCAAATAAACAAAGTGATAACGGTAAAGCGTGGCCTGATGTTGGTAGCCCAGAAGACTATCCACCTTCTGCTGATGTAGATATGGTCAATAATCCACCACACTACAACCAGACAGGCATTGAGTGCATACAAGCTATCTCTGCCGCTACTGATAAAGGATTTAAATATTACCTGCAGGGTAATGTTATGAAATACCTTTGGCGATTTGACTATAAGGATAAGCCGCTAGAGGATTTGCAAAAGGCCAAGTGGTACTTGGACAGGTTGATAGAAGAGGTTATGGCGGATGAGAGTTAAGATGTTCATAACCATTGACATTGATGAAGAGGAATATCCAGTGCCAGCCGATGGACAGGTTGGCGAGGAATTAGAGGACGGTATTCAAGAATATTTTTACGACATTGATGGTGCCGACATTAGAAACATAAGAACAATTACGGAGTAAGAGATGATTAGCAATACATTACCTACAGATTATCAGAACTTCATAGCACTGTCACGCTATGCACGTTGGAAAGAAGATGAACAGAGAAGGGAGACATGGGGTGAAACAGTCGCACGATACTTTAATTATATGGCTTCTCATTTACATAACAGTCAAGGTTATCGGCTTCCAGATTCACTAAGATCAGAACTAGAAGAAGCTGTACTCAACCAATCTATCATGCCTAGCATGAGAGCATTGATGACCAGTGGCCCCGCACTGGACAGATGCCACGTTGGTGGATACAACTGTTCCTATGTGCCTGTAGACAGCCCACGTGCGTTTGATGAGACTATGTACATTCTCATGTGTGGCACAGGTGTAGGCTTTAGTGTAGAGCGTCATAACATTGAGAAGCTACCTATGGTTGCTGAAGATTTCTATAAGACTGATACAGTAATTAAGGTAGGTGACAGCAGACCCGGCTGGGCAAAGTCTTTAAAGGAACTACTTGCTATGTTATATGCAGGACAAATACCAGCATGGGATGTATCAGAGGTACGCCCTGCAGGTGCTAGGCTCAAGACGTTTGGTGGTAGAGCATCAGGTCCACAGCCACTTGTTGAGTTGTTTGAGTTCTGTGTACAGAAGTTTAAGGGTGCAGCAGGTCGTAGACTTTATCCTATTGAATGTCACGATATCATGTGTAAGATTGGTGAGGTTGTAGTCGTGGGCGGTGTACGCCGTAGCGCACTTATCAGCTTGTCTAATCTGAATGATGACCAGATGGCACACGCTAAGTCAGGTCAGTGGTGGGAGCATGAAGGTCAACGTGCATTGGCTAATAATTCTGTGGCTTATAAAGTTAAGCCAGAGATGGGTACGTTTATGCGTGAGTGGTTGTCTCTTTACGACAGCAAGTCTGGTGAGCGTGGTATCTTTAATCGTCAGTCTGCAGTTAAACAAGCAGCTAAAAATGGACGCCGTAAATTACATAACGGAACTATGATTGATGACACAGATTCGCATTACACTATGCATCCTCATAGAGATAAGTCAAGCTACATTGATTTTGGCTGTAATCCTTGCTCTGAAATTATTTTACGCCCCTATCAGTTCTGTAACCTATCTGAAGTAGTCATTCGTGAAAGCGATACTATGGATACATTAAAAGAAAAGGTTAGGCTTGCCACAATACTTGGCACGTTCCAAGCTACGCTGACTAACTTTAAGTATCTACGCAAAGTGTGGAAAGATAATACAGAGGAAGAGCGTTTGCTTGGTGTATCCTTGACAGGTATTATGGATAACGCCATGACATCTACCACAGGAGATAAGTTACCTATATTACTTGGTATATTAAAAGATGAGGCGGTACGCACTAATGAGGCTATGGCAAAGCAGTTAGGCATACCACAATCTACTGCAGTTACGTGTGTTAAGCCTAGCGGCACTGTGTCACAGCTTACTGACGCTGCGTCAGGTATACATGCTAGACACAACCCGTACTACATACGTACCGTGCGTGGCGATAACAAAGACCCATTGACGCAGTTCCTTATCTCACAAGGTATACCTGCTGAACCTGACGTAATGAAACCCGACTCAACGACAGTGTTCAGCTTCCCTATGAAGTCACCCTTGGGTGCTATCACACGCACACAAATGAATGCAATAGAACAGCTAGAGTTATGGCTTACCTATCAGCGTTACTGGTGTGAGCATAAGCCATCTGTAACCATCTCTGTAAAAGAACATGAGTGGATGCAGGTAGGTGCTTGGGTGTATGAACATTTTGATGAGGTATCTGGTATCAGCTTCTTGCCATTCAGTGAGCATAC